CACGACCTCCGTCTCACTGAGTTTGTGAAAACGTACGCTGCTCCACTCGTGACACTGGAAGCACTCAGCACTGAATCCCTCTTCAACCTTGAAGAACTCAGGGTTGATTACGTGAAGGGGCCAGTACGAGTCGCAACCAACACTTACGCGGTGCACGGCCACGAGAGCGCCGGATACTCCGGTACCCCACAGGCTTGGGAGACTAAGTTCGGCCGCAGGTATGGGACCAATCGTAACATAATCTTCGGACATACTCATCAACCCTTCATTCTCACTCGCGCCTACGGGTTCAACGGAGTCGTTGATCCTCGCTTCACCATGAACGTTGGTTCAATCATGGATCCCACTGAAGCTCGATACGTCAAGGACGGATCGGTCTCGTGGACCATGTCCTTTGCCCTCCTGCGAGATGACGGCAAGCGCGTGTGGCCAGAGCTTGTCGTGGCCAACAATCGTCAGTTCTGGCTAAACGGGGAGAAGTATTAGATGTGTAAGGAGTGCGGAATCGATCTGGGGCCCGGCGATGGGCGCCGGAAGCGCTGCCAATCATGCCAAGATTTGTACTGGGATAAACCGAAGACATGTCGAGAATGTGGCGAGCCAAGGCGGTCGGGCAATGAGCTGTGCTCAGCATGCCAGACGTGGTTCACTCAGGCCAATCGCTACGGCTTGACATCTCGGCAACTCAAGGACATGTACGATCGGCAGGCGAATCGCTGCGCGATCTGCGAGCGCTTGCAGGGTAAGCGCAAACTGTCGGTCGATCACGATCATCTGTGTTGTCCAGGTGCGACCAGCTGTGGCAAGTGCGTGCGTGCACTCATTTGCAACCCATGCAACGTGGCGCTGGGGATGATGAAGGATAATGCCGACACGCTAAGGCGTGCGGCTGATTACCTGGAAAATTTTCCTAGCCAACATACGCCACAGTAACTTAAGGAGAGTAACAAGTGACTGAGCTCGACTATCGTCAGTTTCGTAAGATGGTACGAGATGTTGCGGCCTCGGTATCCCGCGCCTACCCCTCGTACGTGGACAGCAAGGATACCGAGGGCGCACTGTGGCTCTGGCTGTATGAGAAGCGAGAGTCCATCCGTAGAACGGTCGAGGACAACCCCCAGAACTGGGAGTCCATGATCGCATCGACCCTGCGCAAGGTGGCCTTCGACCACTGCGCGAAGGAGAAGGCTGCATCCGAGGGCTTCGACCCTCGGGACTCATACAACTACAGCCTTCCCAAGATTGGCTCGCTGCTCGAAGTTGTCTTCGAGTACGAGGACTGGCAGTCCTTCGCAATGGACTATGACCCTGCACCCAAGGGCAAGCGTCAGTCCAACGAGAGTGGCGACCGACTCGCAGAGCTGGCCGACATCAAGCAGGCGCTTAAGCGCCTGACTGATAACCACTACAACGTGCTGCTGTGGACGTACAAGTATCACCTGAGCGGCGAGGAGCTGGGCATCGAGCTGAACATCAGCCCGGAGGCCGCCAAGAAGCGGGTTCAGCGGGCGCGTGACGCTCTCCAGCGTGAGCTTGGCAGGAAGGACCCGGGCAACGAGCCCAGCGCCTCTGACAGGCGCGTGGTGCGTTCGAACGCCGCGTGGGGCGCGTCGCTCAGCAGCCAGTATGATGGCTAGGATTTGAACAAGGGAGCCACTCGTCTGAGTGGCTCCCAAATTCATGCCCTAGTACAGGGCGTGCAGGATGCAGACGATGATGACGCCGAGGATCAGGCCCTTAACAATGCCAGTCCAGAACTGATGCCACATCACTCATCCTCCATGATCAGCACGCCGAACATGATTGCAGTCATGAACAGCGCCACGACGGTGGCGCTCTTGATGTCAGTCTCGAATGCGTGCCTTGCCAGAATCCAGCAGCCGCCGCCATGAGCCGCGCTGATCAAGCAGGCCGTCAAGGGATTCATTTCCGGAATCTTCATCCGGGTTCTCCAGTGCTTCGATGATCTCATCAATCCATCGAGATTGGATGAGAACGTAGTCGGCCAATGCATCTCTGGTGTAGCGATACCACTGGGCGAGGGCGCCAAGGGAGATCACGCCCACGCCCAGCAGGACCGCCAAGACTGTCGTCACTTCACCCGCTTGGCAAGGTTGAAATCGTAGCCGCTGATCATTTCCATCCAGCGCTTGCCGTTGCCGTTGATGACAATGGCGCGGGCCTGCCTGCGGTAGGCCTCGTTGACCGGGTTGGAGACCGTGTAGACCTCCTGCACATAGTACGTGTGACCGTACGCGGTGTACTTCCCGCCGACCCTGAAGAAGTCTTCCTTCTCCCCGAAGGCGTTTAGGAATCCGGAGCGGCCCGCGCTGGCGAGGACGGTGTGCGACCGGCCCGAGAAGTCGGGCTCGGTCTTCTCGTAGGTGATGAACTCCTCACCGTTGAGAACGGTGACGTACCTCACCTTAACCTTGGTCTGGAGGTTGCCGCCGAGCATGCCGACCCACTGCGATCCGACCTTGATGTCACCCATGCTTACTTCTCCCTTATGTAGTACTTCTTCATGTTGGTGTTGCTGTCCGCCCACAGTGACAGGTCGGTGTTGTTCCGCATCAGCACGGCCTTGTTGCCAACCTGCAAGACGGTGAGGAACGTCCTGCGCTGAGACAGGGAGACGGTTGTCCCCGTCTCCCAGCCGTCCGAGTTTGTACCCGGCGCCCCAGCTTTCGCCGAAGAGGGCGATGCCAGTCGCCAGAGATCTGACGAGCGTGTCGTCATCAGCCCATAGTCGCTTGTTGCGTTGATGACCCACAACTTCTCCTTGCCGAACTCCTCACCTTCCCATGCAACGAAGCATACGGAGGAGAGGAACGGCACCTTGAAGGCCATGCCCACGTGCGGGACGAGTGGCGGATCATCCAGAGTCTTACCCCAGAGATCATACACTCCATCCACCACGATCTTGGCCAGTTCACCGACCGTTCGATCGTCGTTCTTGGGGTCGGCAAGGAAGTCCTCAATCGCCTGGATCTGCTTACTCCTGCTCGGTACTGCCATCTACCCTCACAGCCATCTTGCCAGCGTTGATCACGCTGAAGACATCCTGCACATCCACGGCGTGGATGTACTCACCAACCACGGCCTTCGCGAAGGCCTCATCGTAGGTCAGGGCGCTGCACCGAATGAGGCCAGAGTTGTGCAGGATCGTGTGGTGACTGGACACGAAGTAGATCTTCATTCCCTCTCCCCAAAGTCGAGGTCGAACGCGTTCTCGAACAAGACGAGCATCGAGTGATACTCCTGGGCGGTACGACGGGGATCCATCTCGGCCATCTTGATCTCGATCGTGGACAGCATACCCGTGCACCCCTCAGGGTCACCCTCCCCACATGAACAGGGAATGTTTGTCTGCATGAATCCTCCTTTCGTGGACCCACAGGCTCGCACCACGGGGGGAGAGAGGTCACCCGTGATGCCAGCTTGAAGGCCCACGCCCGAAGGCAGCCACACGTCGATGACGTGTGGTGCATAGCCCCTCCCCATGGAGGGGCTATAGCGTGGTGCCTGTATTAAACCTCCGCCACGTCGGCCGTGACCCACTGGCTGTTGTAACTCGACCAAGTCAGACCCTGCTTGGCCTTCTCAACCGACTCACCCCAGGTCTTACCGTAGTCCTGGCTGCGCTGGGTCGCCGCAAGGAAGACCCGCGCATCCTCGTCGTAACCAGAGATGAAGCCGACCTCTTCGAGATATTGGAGGAGGGCGTTCGAGCCGTCGTCGTTCACGCCGGATTCGTAGAGCTTCTGCATGTCGAAGCCAGCGTTGATGAACGCGTGACCCACGATGCAGCCCTTACTGAGCACGACCTCGGCGTCGGGGTCGGAGTGACCCGCGCGGAACTCATCAACGTAGGTGCACTGCCCTCCGGGGCCGGAGTTCGGGTAGACGTAGTCCGCACCGTGTTCCGCAACGGCGGAGTCGATGAGTTCCTGCGCCTTTTCGATGTTCAGGTACATTGCTACTCCTCCTTGATTCCGTGAACAACACGGACAGGGATGCATAGGTGAATAACGCTACCAGCGTCGGGCGTAGACAACCCTTAGAGCCCACGGCAGGGCTACAGCTGGACGTTCCCCATCTGGAGGAAACCTATGCATCCTTGACCGTGTGCGGCCCGAAGGCCGCCACGGGTACTTCAACTACAGGTTGATGACGTTAACCGCGTCGCCCAGAACCTCCGCGACGGAGGATGTCGAACATTCTACTCTCCCTTGTATGTTGACTCTAGCGAGTCGCAATGCGCACGTCTCGGACGTGCGCAAAGCATCGCGCTAGCGACTGTAGAGATAGGTCTTGCCACCCCACGTGTACTGGTCGTAGTCGCTCAGCAGAGCTTCGGCATACGCTTCGTAGTCGAAGTACGACTTGAGGTGATCGGGAATGCCGAAGTCCACCTCATCGGTGTACTCCTCGGCCCACGCCGCTTCGTCGCCAGTGTCAAACTCCGCGTGGAAGTCATCCTCGATCTCCGACTTCAGATCATCGAAGTTCGTGTACTTCCAGTTGTCGTTGATCTTGGCGAAGATGCGGCCTTCATCGACCCAACTATCCTTCTCGTTGAGATACCAGAGCAGTTGGCACGCCTCACGGAGGTACGTGAAGTCGGCCGCAGAGTCGTCGGGGACGTTAAGTCCCCCTTCCTCGTCTCCATCGAGCTGAACGACGTAGAAGTCATCCAGAGTCTGGGAGTTGCGGACGACGTATATGCAGATCCGTGACAGCACGACAGCGAACAGTGCGTCCGCATCCTCGCAGGAATCGATGAGAACATCGATGTCCAGTTCGTACCGGTCGGTCGGGCCAACAGTGTCAACGATTAGCTTCACTCGGCATCCAGGGGGTGAGGCTCGGCAGCCTGCTCCGTCGTGAACGGGGAGAGGTGGCCGAGGGCGGTCAGGAGGTCCCGGTACTGCTCCCTCAGGGCGCCCAGGAGGGCGCTGTGGGAGTACAGCTTGTAGTAGCCGTCCGAGACCGTCAGCGCAGGCTCGACGCCCTTGAGGGCGCTCTTCACCTTCGCCTGAGACAGGCCCGTCTTGCGAGCGAGATCAGCGATCGTGTAAACGTCTTCCATTACTCTCTCCCTTGTGTGTCCCCTAGGTTGGGGAGACGACACGGGGACCCGAAGGCTCCCGCATCATCTTCACGACCTAGAGCTTGCCGTCCCAGGGGTCATTGGTGGACTGCGTCATGTCGGACTTCATCTTGAGCAGGTTCGCGTCCCGCTCCTCGAAGAACTCCTTGCCACGACCCTGGCTGACATCGATTAGACCATCCTTGAGGGAGGACACGACCATGTCGTGCGCCCCCTTCAGGTTGTCGATGTTGTTGTGCCGAACCCAGTACCGGTAGAACTCGTCATCGCTGACGAGCTGGTACGACTGCTTGAGGGTTGCCCTCTCGTCGCCGAGCAGCACCACCATGGTGATGTACGCGTTCTCGACCGTGCACATGCCCAGGCTGTAGGCCAGGTAGGCAGGCGGGGAGTCGAACTCAGGGCATGCCGTCGTCATGACGGCGTATTCGCCCTGGTACGTGACCAGGCTGATGGTGCTGTCGTTCAGCTCCTCCTGATCCACGCGGTTGCAGGAGTAGCACGACGGCAGGTTGCAGGCATCCATCATTGTTCTCTCCCCTTGACAGGTGGGTGGCTGAGATAGCCAGGCTGTACAGGGCCCTTCAGGGGCCCTGTAAACCCCTACCACATCAGTCACAGTCTCCCAGGTCAATGTCGACCTTGTGAGGCTTGTGCGAGCCACCAGAGCCCCCCCGAGGGGGCTTCTGGGTTTCCGTCTGCCCCTTGCCAGTCATGACCGGCTTCAAAGCTGGTCCGGGCTTAATGGGGGAAGAGGAAGGAGCAGGCTTGCTGCTGCTCCTTGCAGTCGCTCCAACGGGGAATGAGACGTACGTCACACCACCAGAAGTGTCCGACCACTTGACAGGTCCGGTAGAGTTACCCTTACCAAGCCGGTCATTGTTAGACAGAGACTGACAGGGACTGCCACCGCCCCCCGAAGGGGCGGAGGCGAGCATGATTACACAAAGGACGGCCGCCAGAATGGCGAAGGCCAGCATGAACCAGGCCAGGCATCCCCAGTCAGATTTTCTCTGATAAGAAGACATGTTCTCTCTCCCTTGTTCGGCAGTGATGCCGGGAAACCACTGATCTCCCCTTTGGGGGGAGATCAGCAGCAACCTTGGTCACTGACAGGTGTTACTTCATGTTGCTGAAGTTCGCATCTTCGCCCGACCAGCCACGCTGAATCTTCTTCAGCGTTCCGTACTCCGACTCACGGGTGTGCAGGCTGGACTGGAAGATGCCGCTGCTGTTGCCGGTCAGCTTCCACACCTTCTCGACACCGTCCACCTTCCGGTAGAGGAAGGTGTTCTCGCCGTCCCCGGTGACCAGAAGGTCACCATCCTTGAAGCGGTCATCCTTCTTCCACTTCTTGTCGAACGACGTGATGATGTAGGTTTCGGTGAGGAGCGTCGTCGTCTCCGGGTCCGTCGAAGCGACGAAGTCCCCGGTACGAATGCTGCCCGGAGTGACGATCCAGTAGCGGACGTCCGTTCCGTTGACCGTCACCCAGACGTAGTCCACGAGTCGGTAGGCGTAGTTCGAACCCTCGCTGATGATGACCGCGTGGTAGCCGAGGTCAGTCTTCACGAGTGCCATGTTTCTCTCCCTTGTGTGTTGGTCTGAACAGACCAGTGAACCAACCTCTCCGAAGGGAGGAAGGCTCACCTATTCGTTCAGGCCGAGGCGGGCGAGAGCTGACGCTCCCACTCCGTCTGAAGTGCGTCGAAGGCGCTGTAGGTGTGGTTCTCGTCGTCCGGGCCGATATTGAAGCCGAACTCCGTCGCCGTGTAGAGAGTGCCCTCTTCACGGCAGCAGTAGCACGCCTGGAGACTCAGCTCCTCGCATCCCCGGTCGAAGCCGGACTCCCAACTGTTGGCGTCGCCATTATCGAAGAGCTGACCGAGGATGCAGTTGTTGCTGTTGTTGAGTTCGAGCCTGTTCATGTCGATCTTCTCGCGCCATCCGGGCACCTTCTCGTCAAGGAAGGCGATCCCGGCGGTGACACGAGAAGCGATAGTGACGTAGCTCATCATTCTCTCCCTTGTGACTGACCTGAGTAGGTCAAGCCTACGTGCATCCCCCGAAGGGGATGACACGCAGAATGATCACTCAGACCTTGGTGAGCATGCGCTCAACGGCCGCCCTCTGGGAGGTGAAGCCGTTGTGAGCCTTGCGATCACCCATGAGGCGGTAGCCGTAGCCGACACCCCGCTGGACGCTCTTGCGAACGAGTCCAACGAGAGTGTCGTTTGCCTTCAAGCGCACCTCGAAGTTGTTCTTGTCGATGCGCACCACCTTCACCGCAGCACGTGCCAGGCCCTTTTGGATCGGCTTGACCGGACGGGTAGACATCGCGGCCCTGCGGTGCACACGGCTCGTACCAGGAGATGCCTTCTTCTTCACGCCGGAGCGGTCAGGTGACGGCGTCTTCCACGACTCGTGCTCGTTCTCTACAGAGAACGCAACCTTGTCGTAGTCCACGTGTGCCATAGTTCTCTCTCCCTTGCAAGGATTGGTCTGAACAGACCGAGCGAAGCAGGTACGAGACCTGCATCACCCTCGCTTGTTCAGCGCTGCTTGTCCACCACGATGGTGCAAGGCTTGGTGTCGCCATCGACGCATACCATAGTGTAGCCACCACCCGTGTGGATGATGTTGTAGTATGCGTTCAAGTTGTAGCTCTCGACGTAGTCATCGATGAGCGTAACCAGAGCCATTTCGGTTTCGCAGTATGCGATGACACGCATACGCCCAACCTCAGGCCAAGCGAGAGTCACCTTGTAGAGCTTGCGAGAGTCAACCTCCGCTTGCGCCAGGAACAACACCTCAGAGAGGTAGTCCTTCTCGGTAAGGAGACCGCGCTCGAACTGGGACAGCGTCTTGGCGACCTTGTCAGCGTAGTCCATCATTCTCTCCCTTGTTCGGCGGTGATGCCGCAAAGGCCAGCGTGCTAGACGCTAACCAATGCTGGTCACCAGCGAAGCTGCTTCTCACGCTCACCGGCCTGTACGTCGTACGGCGAGTGCCAGGGGCACAGAGCCGTTCCCATCTTAGCGATGGGCAACGAGACCTTGAGTACATGGATAGCGCTACCGTGATTACCAGAGCAGATCCCACCCGTCCATCCGCACGGCATCTCAGCCGGGGCGAGGGTGTAGTTCGGGTTGCTCATGGTGTCTCCCCTGTCTTTAAGGCCCTGAGAGTTCCCCTGGCCTCTTGGCCAGTGGGGCCTGTAGCGGCCCGGAGGGCCGTACAGAGCGTTCTCAGGCTCCCGGACAGCCCACCTGACACCGAAGCTACGTGCCTCAGAGAGGCACTAGCCAGCGTGGATTGCAAGCAATCTCCGCGTGGCACCAGGCAGGCTATCCGAGGGGCTTAGAGGAGGATGCAGAGACTCGCTTAGGCCGAAGCCCGGATTCCCCTGGCTTGCGCCAGCGTACTTGGGGATGACAGTCCCCACAACACCCATTGTCATCAACCCTGTCAGGTTGAGCGATGACCAGGTTTGGCAATCTCTGCGTCCATTCCAGCCCCTCTACAAGGGGGGAAAGAGTAGCACGTGATGAGTATGTGGATACGGTCTTCGCGGTGGCTCCTGCGGCTCCTCGGTTACGAGGGCATATCAGGTGTCGCATGTGCCGTACTCGCCTTAGGTAGAGTACGACTCCGTGTCGGGTTTCCCATCACGTGTCTAGCCATGACCGGGCGCCTAGAGGCGGCCCCGGAGTGAAGCTAGATGGTCATGTATTGAGTTCTCAAGGAACAGTGGCTTCCTTCGCACCCCGTAGGGTTCTCACTTGCGCACTCCCTGGGGAGACTCGGTAAAGCTTGGCTCCGAGTGTGGTTACGCTGCGAGACTCCACCTAGATCCTGACCTAGCAGGTTCCCTGGCTTCAGCTCTGGGCCATGTCTGTGTTGCTGATGAAGAGACTGACAGATCGTGAAGACCCTGTCAAGCGCTTCGGTGAAGCTGTCTCCGCTTCCCGGTGTTGCTGGGTTGTGGTGACAGGTAGAACACTGCACCTTTGCAGCTGGGTTGGTCAAAAGATGCAGGCCGGAGAGGTTGTGGGTGATCCAAAAGGCTTGGTCATCTTTGCGATCTTTGCAGTGCAAGTCTGATCGGGAACGTGATTTGCAGTGGATTTGCATCATCCTTGCAGGTCAGGGCATGTGAGTGTTTGCACCAGCACGGAGAGTGAGCGAAGTAGCTGAGTGTGACTGAACAGATGAATCGTAGGGGAATGGAGGCCTGAAGCCTCCACATCCATGGCTGAACACTGGAACATCCGTGGATACTGAGGCAGAACCATGATCACTCCTTCGATTGCAGGTGCAGCCTGGTCCTAAGCGGTTGGTCACACCAATACCTATATACGTGAGGGTGCTCATGTGAGCATGGCTTGCTCATCTGAGCGCTAGGTCAGCCAGCCACTGCGCCTGTAGTGGTCTCGTGGTCGCTCAATGTGGACTCTCCCCCGCTCATATGAGCGTACATCTGGGTAAAATCTAGGTAAATGTCGACATATCCTGGCACATGCTAGGGTAAACCGGACATCTCGCTGCATGTGCGGACACAACCCCCCCTGTTGAACATGTTCAGAACCAGGCAGCACCACGGTTGAACCTGTTCAGAAGGATCTTGAACGTGTTCAGTTCTGGGGGGACAGACCGGGACAGACGTGGGCAGGTGGGGCAAAACGGACAAATGTGGACCCGGGGGTTGTTAACGGACGCTGGGGTGGGGTGGGTGAGTCCCCTCAAAAATCCGTCATAAATGACTGTGATCTACGTCACGTAGGACCTGACAGCCCAGTGTTCCCAAGGGTTTTGACCATGTGACGTAGATCACACCATAGGTGCCGTCTGAGAAGTGCCAGGGGACGGGTATATATAGTATGGGGGAGTCGTTAGGACAGGACCGGCTGCAAGCCGGTCGCAATGAGACAATGGCTCACAACACTCCACCGACACTCGCAACCGCCCCTGAGGGCGGGTTGCAGTCAAGGTTAAACAAGGGACGACATTCGTCAAGCATTCCCAAACGCGGGAATCTCTCCCCGTTGGAGGGAACCGCCCTCAAGGCGGTGACCGTGCTTTTGAGCCGCACGGCGTTTGAGTTGCATAGAGGGGTAGCTACCCCATCGATCAAGGGGTAGGTATGGCCAAGCACTACGTGAACGTCGATACGGGTCACGTTACTAAGAGCAAGCCTGGACGACGAGACATCTCCCAGAAGGACCGTAAGGCCACGGTCATCAAGTACCTCAAGAACGGCAAGTCCATCAAGGAGGCTTGTCTCGACCTTGGTATTACCGAGGCTCAGTACAAGTACATGCGGAAGAGTGATCCCTCGTTCCGCGAGGAGACGGACCGTCTCCGCAGTATCACCATCTCGGATGACCAGGCGGAAGAGAACCGTGAGAACATCCCGCCGTTCGAGGAGTGGTGCGAAGAGTACCTGGACACCAAGCTCTTCAGTCACCACATGCAGTGGGTGGATCTGCTTGAAGGCCGAGAGCCTCGCGACCTCCACCCCAACCAGAACTACATCCCTGGTGAGCCAGAGTTCCTGCTGATCAACACTCCGCCAGAGCACGCCAAGTCCACTACGATCACGATGAACTATGTGACGTACCGGATCTGTCAGGACCCGAACATCCGAGTCATCATCGTGTCGCAGACACAGGAGATGGCCAAGCGGTTCCTCCGGGGCATCAAGGACAGGCTCGCATCGGAGAACAGGAACTACCAGAAGCTTCAGGTTGACTTCGCCCCCGAGGGTGGCTTCGACGCGGGAGCGGCGGCTTGGACCGCCGACTCCATCTACATCAGCTCTAGCACTCGCGACTCCGGAGAGAAGGACCCTACGGTCCAGGCTCTCGGTATTGGTGGTCACATCTACGGATCTCGTGCAGACCTCATCATCCTTGACGACTGCGTGACGGGAAAGAACGCCCATGAGTATGAGAAGCAGATGGACTGGCTTCAGCGTGAGGTCTACAACCGACTCTCCTACCCGGGTGGGCGAATCCTGCTCATCGGAACTCGCCTCGCTCCGACTGACCTTTACGGCGAGATCATCAAGGACGACTACTACGGAGAAGAGTCTTCGCCTTGGACCTACCTCACTCAGCCTGCGGTACTTGAGTACGCCGATTCCTCTGACGACTGGGTCACGCTCTGGCCCCGCACGAACCGTCCGCCTGTCTCTCTCGCTGGTCGACAGCTAGTTGTTCAGGGCGAAGATGGACTCTGGCCCATGTGGACAGGCGAGGCGCTCAGAAAGCGCCGCGCTGCAATGTCTCCACGTAACTGGGCTCTCGTCTACATGCAGGAGTCGATGGTCGAAGACGCCATCTTCCCGATGGCGGCAGTCGCGGGATCCACGGACAAGATGCGGGCGGCAGGCCCCATGACACGAGGAGCGCCGGGACATCGAGCAAATGGGATGGACGGACTGTATATCGTTGGTGGCTTCGACCCCGCCATCACAGGAAACAGTGCAGCTGTGGTCATGGGCGTCGATCGCTTTACCGGCGATCGATGGGTGCTCGATGTGTGGACTAAGGGAAACCTTCGACCCGAAGAGATCTTCGACAAGATCAAAGAGCTGACCCTCAAGTACAACATGAACGAGTGGCGTATCGAGAAGAACGCCATGAACATGATGGTCACGCAGAACCGAGAGCTGCGAAGCTTTCTGGCTTCGCGTGGCTGCCTGCTCCGTGAACACTTCACCGGCAACAACAAGTGGGATGCAGACTTCGGTGTTGCTTCCATGTCCAGCCTCTTCGATGGCTGGGAGGAGAAGAAGCAGCTGATCCACCTACCTAACAGGGCAGCTGGCGAAGCGGCCAAGATGATGGTCGAGCAACTCACCACCTGGGAGCCGACGCCCCCAGGCGTCAAGACCAAGAAGAAGACTGACATCGTGATGGCACTCTGGTTCGCAGAGATCCGAGCGCGAGAAGTCGTGGGCGAGGGTGGAACCCTCTTCCATCAACCGAACCCTTACCAGTCGGCGAGGGACAAAAACAAGAGCGTGACGATCGACCTTGACTACTTCGGCCAGGCGGCCCTCGAAAAGGGAGTTGGAACTTTCCTTGGCTTCTAAGTGTAAGCAGTGTGGATGCGACACGAACGATGTGTCGCGCAAGGCGTATTGTCACGACTGTGCGCCGAGCAGCGAGGTCAACGGGAAGGGTGAGCGCAGCAACTTCAAGTGGTCGAATCTGATTCGACTCTACGGAGTCGATAAGCAAATGTTTGACGCCATGTACTTTGAGCAGGACGGCAAGTGTCTGGTCTGCCTCGACAAAGAGGCTACTGTCGTAGATCACTGCCACAAGTCGGGCCGCGTCCGTGGCCTGCTCTGTGCGGGATGCAATGGGCATCTCGGATGGATGGAGCAGTCTGGCGCGCTTGATCGCGCGCTTGATTATGTAGCAGAGGGAGTCTACTGATGGTTACATTTGTGAGTCGAGCGGAACTTGGATGGCCTGCGTCCGCAGCGCCTGAGCAGCTTACGGCACGAGGGACTAAAATTCACTATGAAGGTACGCATGTCTCCAACAGCACGCACGCTGAGTGCGTGGCAGAAGTCAAGGCAATCCGTCGCAGTCATCTCGCGAACACTGCCGAGAACTACAGCGACATCGCATACAACCTTCTGGTCTGCCAGCACGGCTATGTGTTCGAAGGTCGAGGCAAGCGTAAGCGTACTGGAGCGAACGGCAATCAGGATCTCAACCGAGCCCACTACGCGGTTTGCGCGCTTCTCGGGAACTCCGGCGACACGCACCCGTCTGCTGAGATGGTCGATGGCATTCGATGGGCCATCTCGTATCTTCGAGGCTATGGCGCAGGACGAGACATCAAGGGGCATCGCGACGGGCACGCAACGGCTTGCCCGGGTGATCCGCTATATGCCCTCGTCAAGGACGGTTCCCTCGAACCAGATGGAGCTTCGGAGCCGCCTAAGCCAAGCCCAATCTACGCGCCGTTCCCAGGCGCAGGCTTCTTCCGTCTGGGTAAGGAGCACGACCTGATCCTTGCCATGGGCAAGGCCCTCGTCCGCGAAGGCTACAAGGGCTATCAGATTGGTCCGTCTCGCAAGTTCGAACGCGGTGACATCAAGGCATACGCCTGGTATCAGCGCAAGCTAGGTTACAGCGGCAGCGATGCCGATGGTTACCCCGGCAAGACGTCGTGGGATAAGCTGAAGGTTCCGCAGGTATGATGCCATCTGTTGGACGAATCGTCCACTACGTAAGTTACGGCACTCCCGGCGGGGAGTATAAGAGTCTCTGCCGAGCAGCGGTAGTCACTGAAGTCAAGGATTGGGATACGGTCAGTCTGGCCATCCTCAATCCAACTGGTATGTTCTTCAACGAAGAGTGTCCGCTCGCCGACAACCATATTGGCGGAAGCTGGCACTGGCCAGAACAGGTCTAGGAGGAGGTGAAGCATGGCGCTCTCAATCGAAGACATCGCACGTAAGGTCGAAGCACTGCGCCGCGCAGATCAGGACCGAGACCAGCGTCAGCGAGACGTACACGATGTCCGTTCCGGAGACATCGACACAGTGATGCCGGGGTCCATGCCTGACGCATGGCCCCGCCCCATTGTGGCCAACATGATCGACATTGCCGCCCGAGACATGGCCGAGGTCATGGGGCAGATGCCTAGCATCAACTGCGCAAGCGGAGTGATGACCACTGACAAGTCGAAGAAGTTTGCCTCCAAGCGAACGAAGATCGCCAACTGGTACGTCCAGAACTCCAGCCTACAGGCCGGTAAGCAGATCACGTTCTTCGATTATTACAACTCGTACGGCATGGCCGTCTACGTAGTGGAGCCAGACTTCGAGGACAAGGTGCCTCGCATCCGGGTCGAGAACCCCATGGGTGCGTATCCGGAGTTCGACCTCTGGGGTCGAGTCCGGTCCTACACCCGAGTCTGGCGAGAAGACGCTATCAGCCTCGTCTCCAAGTATCCATCACTGCTTCGCATCCTCCAGTCCAACGAGACTGGCGGAACCGACGCCACCTGGGCACAGCGAGAGATCGAGATCGCTAAGTACTGCGACGCTGATCAGCTCGTCATCTACCTGCCCAGCCATAGCAACACTATCGTTGAGCACATGTCTAACCCGCTCGGCAAGGTCTATGTGGCCATTGCCAAGCGTCCAGGCTTTGACTCAGAGATTCGTGGAGCATTCGATGATGCAGTGTGGGTCCAGCTGGCTAAGGCCAGGATGGCCCTTCTTGGACTAGAAGCAACCGAGAAGGCTGTACGCGCTCCACTTGTCGTGGACCGCACTACCACGAACATGACGTTCGGTGATGACGCGATCATCCGATCCGACAACCCGGACAAGCTGAAGTACCTGGTGCGTGATGTGCCACAGTTCGCCACCCAGGAGGGTGGCCTTCTGGATATGGAAGCTCGTCAAGCCATGCGTTCCCCCGAGGTTCGCTCTGGCAATGTCGATGCCTCCATTATCACCGGCAAGGGAGTCGAAGCGCTTATGGGCGGCTTCGACACTGTAATCTCCACCGGTCAGGCTGTCGGTCGCGAAGCGCTACAGCGGGCTATCGCCCTCTGCTTCGAGATGGACGAGAAGCTCTGGCCCAATGTTGTCCGCACCGTAACTGGTGTGGTTCAGGGAACTCCCTTCGAGGAGACCTACGTACCATCCGCTGACATCAGGGGCTCTTACAGCTGTGATGTCTCTTATGGTTTCGCTGCTGGTACTGATCCAGCGCGAGCAATCGTTGCGATGCTCCAGCTTCGCGGTGACCAGCTGCTGTCTAGGGACTTTGTGCAGCGTCAGCTACCGATGGAACTAGATGTGGCCGAACTCCAGGTCCAGATCGATACGGAGCAGTTCAACGATGCACTCAAGCAGGGTGTGATGGCCTATATGCAGGCCATCCTCCCGATGGCACAGCAAGGTGCTGGCGACCCGGTAGACGCTCTCACAAAGATCAGCAAACTAATGAAGGAACGTGAGAAGGGTACACCGATCGCTGATGCTGTGCTAAAGGTGTTCAAGCCAAAGGAGCAGCCCGCAGGGGCTGCACAGGACCCGCTGGCTGCTCTTATGGGCGGTGGAGGACAGCAGGGTGGACCTGGTGGCGCACCACCTGGCGCAAGCCAGCAGCCCCAGGGTATGGACATCATGAGCCTGCTCGCCGGTCTATCCGGTAGCGGCGAAGCCCAGATGAGCGCTCGGACACAACGTCAGAGCGGTATTTAAGGAGAAGGTATGAGTGGTCTGAATTTCCCTAACCACCCGCGCTCCGGTCCGTGGGAGACGCTGAAGGGCGGCACTCTAGGTGTCCACCTCCAGCAGCCTATGGAGTCCGGCAATGTCGGTGAGCCTCGCTTTAACGGCGAGGTTTCCAATGGTGTGCGCGGTTGGGAAGCTGGTCTACTGCCGAACGTCCCGATGACTCGGGGCGGCGGCACGATGGCTAAGTAAGGAGCGATGATGGACGAGGATGAGATCGTAGAGCTGAAGCCGAGGCGTCACGACAAGTGGTCCATCCTCGTCCTTCTCGCGAGTTCGGCAACAAACATGCTGCGAGTTGCCGCAGGCACAGCGGACGCACTTACCGACATGCTCATCGAGCATGGTCGGCAGATTGAGATTGACAGAGAGTTCAAGGAGATCGTCAATGGGAACACCAGTATCGGGGCCGGGGAAGTTCAGCGAGAGGACTGACAAGGCTGTTGAGAACGCGAACCAGGCGCTTCCCAATGCTGGCTATGGTGAGCAGAAGGCTTATCAGGAGCAGCAGGGTGGGGCCGCGATGTCGCAGTCCGCACCAGACTTCTCGTCCTTCTTCGGAAGTGCAGCTGAGCGCGTCATCCCGATGGATGCCCCGACTCAGCAGGCAGGCGTACCGGTAACGGCAGGCGCCGCAGCGGGCGCCGGGCCTGGCATGGAAGCTCTCGGCCTAGCCGATGAGCAGGCCGAGGATCTCAAGTCCCTCGTACCCTATCTGCCGGTTCTAGAATTCATGGCCAACCAGCCAGGTGCAAGTTGGGCCATGCGTAACATCGTGAGGAAGGCCAAGGCTAGTGGCTGATCCCGACTACCAGTACGGTGGTCAGTGGTTCGATGACATGGGATCCCTGGCCTTCTCGTTCAGAGATGCACCAATCACCGGCATCGACATTGGTCGAGCCGGCCTCACTCGTGACCAGGCTAACGACCTGGCGACTCAGCTTCTGAACAGCGGCATCAACCCCTACCAGCCGGAGGGGATCACAGACCTAGGAGTGTAAGTGGCCATCAACCCAAAGGACGCACAGACTGTGTCCAATGCCGTTCTCGACGGCGACCTTGAGTTCGACTACCTACCTCCCGAGGTTCAGCAAGCCCTCGCTGAGAAATGGAATGTTGATGCTGGCAATCCCGCAGGAGCGGATCTGGCGACCGAGACGGTTGGCATGCTCCAGCAGCAGCGAGCCAAGCAGCAGGGCAGCGGGCTTCCCGTCATCTTCAAGCCTATCGAGGCGCTAGGTTCCGGTCTCTACTGGCTGTACTCCAAGACAATCTCACCCATGCTCTCCACCGTAGCCCTCGGCTTCCACCGTGGTATCTACGGCAAGGAAGAGGAAGACAAGATCTCGAAGTCCTTCTGGGATCCGGCTGACGCTTGGGATCTGTGGCACGATGCTCACAAGGTCTCTCCTGGTCAGGCGATCTGGATGCTCGGCTTCAACAATGACGAGCTGCGCGAACGCGGCATCTCGCCTAACCAGATGGTCGCGGACAAGAACAAGATCGACAAGGGTCTCTACCGAGACAAGCCGTCCAAGGATGATCCTTACGGTACGCTGCCCGCATACGAAGAGTACTTCGGCTCTGGCGCATCTAAGTATGTGACTGGCGGCACCGACTTCGCGGTCTCTTGGTACATGGATCCGATCATGCTCGGCACCAAGCTGGGCGGTGCTGCCAAGGTGACCGCCTTCAAGAAGCCCGTCCTTGAGCAGCTCGTCAAAGAGGCGAACAAGAAGGGCGGCAGCCCTACCGCCGCTTTCGATCAGTTCTCCCAGACAAGCACCTTCCAGGCGGTGGTGGACACGGTCGAGCAGACCAAGCTCGCCAACCCTGAGAACGCTGCGCTGATCCTCCGTCGAGACCTGCCGACCCTGAGTCGCTCCGCCAATGGAGATGTTCTCGCCCGACTGCTAACTCAGACCAAGAGTGCTGATGAGACTGTTGACGTACTGCGCGTCGCGATGGGCGACGCGGATGGCTACCTATCTCTACAGGCAAAGGACGCTGTCCTCTTCTCCCAGGTCCAGCAGCTCGGAGCAAAGCAGGTCCTGCATGGTCAGTACTTCAACTCCCTGTCGCCCGCCAAACAGGCGAGCGTCCAGGGGCAGCGGGTAAAGGCTGCTCTCGACCAGCAGGAGAAGGCCATCGCCAGGATGGATGCCGAACGCGGCATCGTCTCTGACAAGATGTCCGCCTTCGCCTCCATCGAGAACGTGAACTACAACCGGTTCACCACTCCGCTGGGAATGCGCATCAAGGGCAGCTCGACCATCCGTGAGGGTGACAAACTCAAGCCTATGCGCGGCGAAGGGCTAATCAAGGGTTCCGCCAACCTGGTCTACAACAGCACGAT